CCCGCCTTGATCCAATCTTTCATCTTCCAATCCGACCACTCTTTAACGTGTGCCCATAAATCTTTTAATAGGTTCATATGACCTCCTTTTTAAAGCGGTTAACTTACATCATGTTCGCAGTTTTTGCAATCACATGATTGACAAGAACTACCATCGCTGCAATGACAGCCATGACCACAATTTTTACACTCTCCCACAGTATCTTTCTTTTTTAATGTCCATCCATACCTTGCGCTATAGTAAGCGTCCATTATCTAGCTTTTCCGTAACCACGTTTAGCTAGTCTACCAGCCATTATCTTTGTTCCAGATTTATTTACTGGAAGACCACCAACAGGCCCCATTGCTTTAAATGGTTTACCTATGTTAGGTCCGTAATTACCTCTTTTTTTCTTTGGTGGATGAATATCAGGCATTTTAAAAAACTCCTTTAAAAGGAACCTTTTTAATTTGCATTTTACTACGTTGTCCTTTTGGTCCACTTCCTAAATTGTCTATTTTTTTGGGACCTTCAATCCTCATGGATGCAGTAGAAACTTCATAATCTTTATTTGTAGTTGATCCTGCATAAGGATTGCCATCAGTTGTAACAGTCATCTTAGCGTTAGGATACTTAGATCCATTTATATATTTAGCTGTAGCCATAATAACCTCTTAGTAAATTTTTGTTGGTTTACGTCTACTTTTTATGTCTACGCCATAACCTCTAGAATACATTTCAGTGACTAATCCACCTTTGTTATATCCTTTTTTAAGTTCACCAATAACTCGTTTTTTTTCAGCTCTTCTATTTTTATTAGATTTTTCAGCGTCAATACGACCTACTTCTTCTAATAAGTTCATTCTTCCAGTATTCTTTGCCATATTTACCCCTCAGTGTATGGTTGGTTTGATTAAATCAATAAAATCAAACGTGTTTTGTTCCATCACGTGTTTAGCCTCATCAGGATTCATATGATTAAAATATAAAACCCGAGCTGCACTCATGAAAGCACCTGCTAAGAGTATATTATCTTCATCAGTTTTGGAAGTCTTTTCTGCCATTACCAGTAATTCTTCAAACCACTTATGTAATTTTTGTTCTGCTTGAGTCATAGATTCTACATTAGACTGCCAACCAACTTTTACAAGCCCTAGATTAGTTATCAAACTTTATATCTCGTTTTTCGTCAATTTTTCGAGGTTCTTTTGCTTTTGTTAAATTAACATTAGCTCTTAATTGAGCAATATCCTCTTGTGAATCAATCTTATCCTGATGTTGTTTAGCATCAGCTGCTATTCTTGCTTCATCAATAGCTATTCTTGCTTCATCATCTTCAATTTTTCTCTGTAGATCCTGAGCTTTAATATTTATTTCTTGTTGCTTTAATGCAACAAGTGGATCTTCTCCTTGACCTTCCATTGATTGTTGTTCTTCAATAAACATTTCCTCAATATACTCTGTTATTTTAAGAGCTACTTGTTTTTCTAATTCTTCCTGAAATTGTTGTTGTAATTCTGGTGGTATTTGTCCACCGTACTGTTGAGCAACTTTTTGAATCTGTTCCGTGTTTTCTTCTTCCACCTGTTCTCTAGCTAATAACGAAATATGTTCCATTACATGTGCTTGAAGTATAGTTGTAACATTTGGATTATTACGAATAAGAATTGTTGACATAAATGTACGATGTGCATCTATATGTGCTTGATGATCTTGTTCTCTAAAAGCTGTTAATGTTTTAACCATTAAAGCATCCGCATTTTCTAAACCTGGATCTTTTGGAGCCGGTGGTTTAGGTGTTGGTAAAATAGCTTGTATGTCATGAACACCAAGAGCTTGATACATTCTTTTATAAGCCTCATACATATTATGCGCCGAAGGATCAGCTTGAGCTAATTGTAATTGTGTTTGTGCCAACGTAACACGTTGAGACATAGAAAATATATTTGGATCAGATACAGGAATAATATCAATACGATCATCAAAGTCAGCTTGTTTAACACTTGGAACAATATCTTTCCCTACATTGTATGGATAAAAAGGCTCAGTATAATCTTTAAATACTTTAGCTAGTAATTTAAACTCTATGCGTTGTGCATAATGCATTCTTTTATGAATAGCACTCATGACTCTTGTACCACGTTCCATAATAGCCATTGTAGTTCCCACAGGAGCGCCTGCACCTGCAGCATCACTTATTTTTTGATCGGCAATTGTGGCAAAACGTTGACCAGCTTGAACAACAAATCCTAATAATTGAAATAAAGTTTGAGATGGTTCTTTATATGGTAATGGTAATAACCCTTGTCTTAGATCCCCACTTGGAGCATCTACATCCCTAAATTCTCCTGGTTGGAGGGGATTATCATCGTCTTTAATTCGCAACCCTCTAGCTTTAAAACCCGCAGGGAGATTGGACAATGTACCAGCGTCGATAAGTTGACGGAGGGCTGATGTTGCTGTTCGGGATAAACCCCCGAGCATGTGGATAAGCCCAAAGCCATAAAAACCAAGGCCAGGTAAAAACTTATAGTGAACAAAATATTGTTTTTTCTTTTTGTACGCATCTTCTTCTTCATAATTTCTATAAATAGATAAAACTTCTTGTGACCCTTCATCAATTGTAACAATGTAAGGTAATTTAATTCCATCCTCATCTTCAAAACCTGGTAAGTCTAAATCACAATGAATTTCTAATAAGGTATAATTATCATTCTTATAACCATCATCCTCTACACCTTCAATACGATCTTTTGTTTCTTGAACATCATTTTCAGTTTTATATGGATCAATTTCTACATCACGATACATACCAATGACTTGCATCTTACGTACTTCATTTTTTGTTCTTTTTAAAATATGTGTAACACGTTCTGCTGTTTCTAAATCAGTTGCCATATAAGGAACAACTAAATCTTCTGATGCGACAAACTTAGAGACAGCTCTACCTAAAGTAGTATCAAAATAAACTTTTTTAAAAGTAGAACCTGTTAAAGGTAAATAAAATAACATTTGATCCAGTTCAGGATCAAATTCTTCCATAACATGCATAATCTGATAATTCATGTAATCTTTTACACGTTGAGACTGTTGTTCTTTTTCAGGATCTGGTGTTCCTAAAATTTCTGTTCTAACAGGTCCTCCTGCGGGTAATAATTCTTTATAAGCTTGCGCTTGAAATTGTGTCACCGATTCTGATAAAAGAGGATGTGTTACTCCACTTGATCCAGCAAAAGGCATTGTACGTTCTTCATATTTAAATCCTAAAAGATTTAATCCTTTTCGGTAAGATTGAAACCACTCATCGCGTGAACCTTGATCGGCTTTGTATTCAGCAATTAAATCATTAGCAATAACACCCATTGCATCTTCATCAACAAATTCTGCTAAATTAGAATCAAAAGAAAGTTCAGGAATCTCATCTTGAGGATTAATTATTGCAGAACCATCTTCTTGCATTTCTACAGCTTCTATATCCATGTCTGGTGTTTGAATATCAACACTTTCCATTTCTAAAGCTGGTTCTTCAGCTCCTGTAATTCTTCTGTCTATTGCCATTATGCTACCTCAAATATATCAATATCTTCCACAAGTCCACCCTGTGCTTTATGTGTTACAAAAGGTTCTAACATTTCTTTAGTAATCTTAATAGCAAAAACTGGTTTCATGGCACCTTCATCAGGAACTGACAACGGTTGTATCTGATAATTTGGATTACTATCTTTCAATCTCATAGCCTGATCGCTATCGGATAAGGTGGCTACCATATTACCATTTTGATCGGTAATCTTATATACATTCATAGACCCTTCTTTTAATTGTACAGGTAGTGTTATAAATTCAGAATTATTTTGTTTTGCTTGCGTAGATAATATTTTTTCTAATACACTGGTATAGTGGGGTTGTTCTTTTACAACTTCATATTTAACATCCATTCCTTGATTACTAACGTCTGCATAATTTTGTGCCTCATTAATATCTTCACTACCTTTAAAATCTTTTACTTTTTTGTATCCTGTTGTTTCCATCACCGTCTTGCCATCTTTTTTAACAATCTCGCCACTAGCGTCTCTTACAGGTTGTTTAATTGGTTGGTTCTTATCAATAACATTATAGCGAACAGGCGCTTTAGCATCAGGACCACCATAAAACTCACTTGTACCAATTCCTCTCAGTTTAGAAGGTTGAAGATTTCCTGATCGAGTAAATTCATCAAGAATGGCTTTTTTATCATTGTCTCGAATTA